ATCCCATGTTAACAGTCTCGATGATAGCACCACTAGGAGGAGCTTCTGAGAATGTTAGAGTGTTTGCTGAGTATGAATATGTGTCGGTGTGTTGACGAACGCCGTCAATTGTGACAAGCAATGCCGCATCGTTACCTGGAACGGACGACATTGTGAAAATTGTGTTGGAACCATTCGCAGTGAATAAATCACTAGGGAATGTTCCGAATGTTGGTTGTACGCCTGAGTAGCTCATATATTATCCTACCAATCTAACTGAGTAAAACGCATACCCACTCGAACCAAACAATGTAGTCGGACCTTCCATTACACGAAACTCAATATAATCATTCACATTGCAGTACCACGTTGCGAAACAATGCTTATCTCTGTCTTCTGTGTAAGCTTTGAATGCTAGGCTACCGTTCACAGTGAATCCGATAGAACTTGCAACGTTACCTTGAGTGATGTCCTGCATTTTTACTTCGTAGTACCCAGCAACAGGACAAGTGAACTTATATGTGCTAGAGTTGTAACACGACCCGATGTTATAATACACAGTACTTACTGGAATGACGCTATTGCTAGTAAATGAGGTAACATATTGGTTAGTGTGTGTGCCAATAAACAACGGCTGACTTGGCGTCAGCACTGCCCCACCGAACGGATTCAAGTACATATGATAGGTGCCTGTACCTGGACCGTTGGATCGCTGGATATATCCATTACCTAATGATGCACTACCAGCAACACCGTTTGCTAACGAGCCGAATGTTGTTAATGTTGAATCCCCGTTGTGTGGTTTCATTTTAACCACTGCTCTTGTAACAGACTCGGCTAGGTTGTTAGCATATCCAGACTCAGCTTGATTTTCGATCATTATCTGACCGGTAAAAATGTCGCCTGCCTTGTTAGCAGGTGTGTATCCAATGCTATTAGCAGTTACTGCGTTTGCACTAAGGTTCGTTGCTGTAATTTTAGTTAGTGCCATTGCTTATCCTACGAAATAACCCCAGAAATTCGAATGGTTGGCAGCGCCATACCAATAAGCAGTATAACTGCCCCCCTGCGTTCCTAGCGTTACATAATCATTAACATTTAAGTATAGCAGTATGCTATGTGACCCGCTAGCCAAAGCTACAGTCTCACCGACGCTGACTGGGTCAGCACCATTAACGTTTATACCACATCTCGAAGCTGTCGATGTAGCTGCTTGAGTGAACAAATTCCATCCAAATAGATAAAGCCCAGCAATGGGAGCAGTGAATCTACCGGCTGTACCTCCACTGGTAGAATATCTACCACCGGTGTTAAAGTGGGCATATGTAAAATATTGAGAAATGTTTAAGTTTGCAGCTGACTGAGCTCCGCCACGGTTATCACTAGCTCTAAACCCAAACTTAGTAGGCATACATACTTGTCCATATGCTCCCTCTATTTCAATAGCATTACCTAAGCCAGTGCCAGTGTTAGCATATACCTCGAACGCCAACCGGTTGGGCGTTCCGTGGGTCGATCCATACCGACTGATCTGAAACCGAGAATCGGCCGGGACGTAGCTAGTACCATCCGCTATGTTTCTATTGAACCCAACATGGCTCGTTACGTTGATACCCTTAGTTGCAGTGTTGCTGCCAATAGTAATATCACCAGTAAAAGTATCGCCTGCTTTGTTTGCTGGTGTGTATCCGATGCTATTAGCAGTTACTGCGTTAGCACCAAGAACTCGTGATGTGATTTTAGTCAGTGCCATTGCTGTCCTTATCCAACTAGGAATCCTGAAAAATTGCGGTAGCTTGTATAAGTAGTATTATTGACATACACATCCACATAATCACCTACTGCAAGCGGAATTATCGCAGCAACGGTAATCTGATTATAATTCGAGCCTGTATGGTCGTGGGGATCGCCATACTGCGCCCCATTTTTTCGGAAGTACAATACAGTGTCGGTGTTACCGTTACTCTTTAGAACTGATGCATCAAAAGCGTAGTTGCCTGCAATCGGAGCAGTAAATCTATACGTCGATGTGCTATAACAATTTCCGACGTTTACGCTAACGGTCGTGTAAGATACTGCTCCAGACGTTGTCGTCGAACCACCACTAGCATGGAAACAAGGCTGTTCAGGCGTAGTTACTCTACCTCTAATGATAGAGTTGCCAGCTGGATATCCAGTGATTTGCGATGCGTTACCTTGTGCATCTCGAACGTACATAATGCCATCTGATGAAGACTGAGCTACTTCAAAAATGGTATTACCGTTATAGCTGCCAACAACTTTAATTGCTACAGCATCGCCAGTGAGCGTGCGTTGAATTGTATTGCCGAGAGTGATGCCAGAGGTTGCAATCACTGTATTTGCAAACGTGGCTGGGCCAGTATGATTGGTTGTATTTGCAAATGTAGCAGCACCACTAACAGCTAGCGAAGATACATTAGCAACTGCGCCTTCAGCAATTCCCATAACGCCAATAGCGTCAACGACTGCGACGACTTGAATGGAGTCACCAGCCGCTGGAGTCCCCGTGAAAGTGAGTGTAGAACCTGTTACCGAGAATGCATCGTAATGTTGAACGACGCCGTTAATTGTAACAATTAGTTGGTTTTGTGTTGCAGGCGCAAATCCAAGACCAAAAGCTGTATTCGATCCATTGCCTGTAAAGTTGAAACGTCTTACGTCTCCTGTGCGCGCTGCTAGTTTACCGCCGTATCCCATTTAGCGCTCCTTAGGAAATTTCAAGAATAGATGCGAACGCTTCTAGATAGTTTGCTGTCGATGCAGTCAGAGACACTTTGTCTCCTGCTTCGAGATTGATTGGCTTATCATAGAAGTATGATGATCCGCCTGGGACTGGAATTAGATATCCAATCTTATAGTATGCTGTTGCAGAAGTGTCGTACACTTCGATAGTAATAGATCCGCTAGAAACACCATTGACGTTTGCGATATTCAATGTATGAATAACTGCAGCTGTATTAGCCGGACAAGTATACAAGTCCGTTCTATCCGTCGATGATAATGCTAGACCTTTATTTTTAAACGTATTTGCCATTGTTTATCCGCCAAAGACGATAGCCATTGCTGTAGCTGTTCCTGCTGCGTCTACTTGTAAGTTTTGTTGTGTTACGCTAACGTTGGATACTGATATCACATTAGCGGAAAGTGTTCCTGGCGTATTTATACCGATCGAAACGTTTGCAAAACCGGTGATCGTTGTATTGCCTGCAGACAGAGTACTGTTAGCAACCAAGTTACCAACAACCAAATCGGCCATCTGAATACCAGTACCTGTATTGGCAAAATCAATGTTATTGTTTGAATACAACTCAGGCTGATAGTTCTGGAATAGGTAGTACTTCTTTGTCGTTGCTGAACGAACCAAACCAGTATGGCCGTTAGCACCGGAGCCAGCATTGTAGTGAGCACCAAAACCAATATCTAACGTATCAGAGATCTCATTGTTCGTTGCAAGATATAGCAACGAATCAGTTACGTTAATAGAGCTTGTATTGACGGTAGTCGTTGTACCGTTAATTACCAAGTTTCCTGCGACTGTTAGTACGCCACCAACCTCTAACGAACCAGATACGTTTGCGCTGTTTGCTATTGAAACAGCCCCAGTAAATGTTGCTCCATCTAAACTCGCCTTATATCCGAGCTGAGTATTGACGTATGTGTTTGATGCAGCATATGATACTGCATTCGAATATGCTGCAGATGATAAAGCATTAGCCCAGTAATAAGCATTAGCATATGCTGTAGCGGCAACTGTATCAGCATGCGATACAGCGTTAGCATACCCAGTTGCTACTAACGAATTTGTATATGTGACTGCGTTAGCATATGCGGCTGCACCATTTGCTGTTGCTCCTGTAGCTGCACCAGATGCTAGATCGTATGCAACTTTTACAGAGTTAGCAGATGCAGCAGCCGTTGCGCTACTATTAGACGTAGAGTCGACTAACTTTACTACGCCGTTTGCAGATGAATTGGCATAATAAAGCGTATTCGAAAAGAACGAGAGAACGTCACTGCTGACTGGTTCTGTCGTCTTTAATCTTGATAGGTCTAATTTACGCAACGGAGTTACCTTTAGGCGTTATTTACTTGTGCTGCTTCGGCTGCTGCTTGACGTTCTGCTGCAGATTGGATTGGAGCTGCAACAACGATGTCTTCCTTAGAACCGGAGATTGTTTCACCAGCTGCAAGTTTACGTTGTACTTCTGCTGCTACGATTTCTTCAATAGCAATGCGGCAACGCTCGTGAACAGCATTATCGATCCATTCTTGTTGGGAGAATGCAACATAGCCAAGTGCTTTGTCTTCTGCTGCAGAAAGAGTGATTGTGTAAGTTGTCATTTTGATTCCTTATAAAGAGAATATTTATGGCTTCGGATACTTCGCTTTGACTGCTTGGCAGGCTGCGATGTATGCATCAATTTGTGCTTGATCGCCTTTTACAACGCCATCGAGGTAGTCAGCGATTGGTGGATATTCGGCTGCTCGCAGCTGTTTATACTTATCGGCTTCCGCTTGAGCAATAAGTCTAGCGACTTCGGCAGCAACCTCTTGTTCAGATGGTTTCGATTGTTCTTGTTCGGGCCAGTTAATTCCAGCATAGCCGTCGTCGATCAAGCTCCACTTTGCGCCTGGGCGAATGTTGAGTAATGCTTTTATAATCATCCTGCAATCTCCATTAAGGTAATAGTCGATAGCGGAACAGAGTCGTAGTCGTTTGCATTGTATTGCCATGTTTCCGATCTGTTAACATATATGATAGGAGAACTGCTATATCCCCCCATTTCAATTTGATATGTTTGCGCGGACGTACTTGCTGGAGAATCTAGCCAGCACCCAGAAACAGACTGCATGGAATACGTATTCATTGAGTACATATTAATACGAATTGACGATCTTGGTCGGCCGCCAACCGCAGTACCAAGAAATGGATATGTACTTGTGCCACGGCGCACTCGAATATGTTGCTGATACCCCGCCGATGTAGTGGTTGCTCCCACATACATATTCACCATTACGAGGATCGTACTACTACTAGAACTTGGAGTAATGGTAGCAGCCATACCAGTTACATCCGTAAAAAACCCCGAGCCCGTTTGTGTGGATGTGGCACTAAACCCACTACCCAACTGGCCTTGCACTACTTGTAGGACAGCACCAGCACCGAAGTTGGTTCTAGCTGCACCCGATGCCAACTTAGCTGCTGTTACTGCACCATCAGCAATTCTAGCAATTGGCAATGTGCCAGCCACCAATTTAGATGCGTCTATATCCGATCCGAGCTTTGCGTTGGTGATACTGCCATCAGCAATCATCGTTGCTGATACTGCATTTGCTGCAATTGAGTCTGCTGTGATTTTACTTAGTGCCATATATTATGCCAACAAGTGGCCCCAGAATTGTAGATAGTCGTTCGTAGCAGAAGGGCTCCCCGGATATATTGAATTTCCATTATCTGATGTAAACCATAGTTGTACGTAATCATTAACATTCAGCTTCCGTGGATACACATACGTTCCGTTTGTAGCATATTCAGATCCTGTGGCCGTTGTATCCATACGGAAATGTACATCGCCTCCGCCAACATTAGATCCATTAATTCGAAAGTATAATCGATATGTGTCGTTCGTGCTCCCTCCAATGGAGGTCCATCCAAACAAATATGTACCAGCTACGGGTGCTGTGAATCTTCCAGTACTTGTTGAATAATTATTACCAACATTATACGACGCTGTTGGGTATACCATGTAAGATCCATTAGCCGTAACCGTACATCCATAAGCATGGAACGATGGTTGTTTTGGCATGGTGACCGCGCCAGTATTAGCAACATATACGCTAGACGTTGCATTATCGTCAACGGATAAATTGATTCCCAACCCAGCCGTTGCTAGCGATACCATTCCAGAGTTTAATACGAGATAGCTTTTGCGTGCACCAGCAGTATCATATAAACCTAGACCTGCAGTGTTGTCTGTGACGCCTTGTATTTTAATTGTAGAATTGCCACTAACCCAATCAGCCTTAATGTGAAGGGCAGTTTGATTGGCGGTTGCTGTACCTATGCCTACAGTATTGCTAAATGTAGCAATACCAGTTACAGCTAATGTATTGGCAACTGTGGCTGCACCAGTAACAGCGACGTTAGCTGAAAACGTAGTATTGCTCGAGAACGCTGGCGTGCCCGACGACCCAATAAAATCCGATAGCGTTCTTGAATTACTCACGATTAACCTCTGTTAGCGGTTTCTGCTTGTTGTGCTTGATATGCAGCAACAACTTCTGATGTCCAAGCTGCTGATGCAATTGCTTGAACGTTGGCTGGCATACTCGATATATCAGAGCCAGGAGCAAAGCTCCAACGGTGATATGTCTGAGCGATTTGCTCACCGTCTTTTAAAATACGAGTAGCTTCACGAACTTGCAATGTGCCGTTCTCTACTACTTCAATCTTGTCGATTACTTTGATTTCTTCTAATGCCATTTTGATTTCCTTTTAGTGTCCGCCTAGTAAATCCATACTAGGTAATTTAAGTTGTTTGATATGATCCTGATAGCCCGATATAAAAAGCAGTATCCATTGGAACATATGCGCCGGCACCACCGCCAGTAGGGATCTGCTCGAAAATTACATTGGTTGAGCTATTCTGGTTGACATAGCATTGAAAATAATGGCCAGCAGTCAATGCTAAGCTATAATTATACGAAGCGCATGGCGTCAACAAAGGCGTCGCGCCCCACGGTCTCGACGAGAACGGTAATCCTGTCAAATGTACATATCCTGTTCCGGTATGGCTGGTTACCTGTACGTAGCATGAAAACGTAACGATGTTTCCTACTTTGGTGTATATTCCATTTTGATATCCATATGTTCCTGTACCTGCTGACGTTGATCCGTATATGGTAGGCGTCCATGTGCCCTCTTCATAGTCATCCAGGGTGTTTGGATCTGAAGATGATACTTGCGTATTGGGGAACGCAATACCTACACCGCTAGCAGATACATTACCACCAGCAAGGACGATTGCACCAGTTGTATTAATACGCATACGCTCAGAGGCGCTAGTAGTATTACCAGTGTGGAATAAAATACTGTTGTTTGTTTGTGTGCCTAAGCTGAGATCGCCACCATTAGTGAATACGTATCCACTTCTCGGCGACATGATACTATATGCAGCTTGAGCATATGTGTTGCTATTGACTCCAATATCAATAAAGCCAGATGTATCTGTACCATCGGAGCGAGCTAACACCAAATCAGTAGAAGCATTGTTGCCGTTGTTTAGGTTTTGTGCGTTGATCTGAATCCAGCTGTTGGCATTGCCGGCTGCCTGCACTAATGGGTTGGTGAATGACCCACTAGCAGATCCAATGACTAATGGAGCTCCGGGAATTGTGTTGCCAATGCCGACGTTGCCGTTGGCAGCATGGATTACGTTATTCGGGAACAATACAGCGCCTGCAAACGTATCGCCAGAACGACGTACAGAGTCTGCCAGCGATACTGAGCCATATGCTACAATTTCAACAACAGCATTAGCAGTAGCACCGGCCGTCAGCACAACAGTTGATCCGTTGCTTGCAGTAAAGTCTACACCAGCAACTAACTTGATACCATTGTAATACACATCGACATAGCCGGCAGTATATCCACCATTAGGTGTAAATGACGTTTGGCTGCCAGTTGCAGTTATCGTTGTAACTGTTCTAACTGTTTGGCCGAATGGTGGAATTCCGATGTATGACATTTACTCGTCCGCTGGTAATGGTTGGTTGCCTTCAGCAAGCCATTTTAAGTATTGTTGGTAGTCGACGTTGTCTGGATTGATTGGGATATGAGCGCTGTCTTCCAGCCGTCTGATTCCGATTTGTTCATTTAGTATGGGGCTTTTGATTATCTGGTACATAATTATAGCTCACAGCTTGCGGTATATCCGCCGTAGAAAAGAACCATCTGATTAGCAGACCACGACCCTCCTATATTAGGCCGGAATCCATTCTCAGTTATAACCTCACCACTGAGCGACGATGACACGGTCCATGTACCATTGTATATGTTCCATTGCCCAATACTTCCTGAGCTCGTGCTCGTCGGATAGAATGTTAGTGTAGGAATAGTCCTCATACAAGTGGGAAATGCAATCCAGGTCGATATATAGGCCACACCGCTACCATACGTATGAACGCCGCCCGATACCCCATCAGTACCGCCACTTATTGAAGTAGATGGCACTACACTCTGCCTCATCGACTTACAGTAATATCTCTGACACATCTGCAACTCGCGGGCATAATCCCTATAATCAAACGCAGTAACTGTAGGACTTTTTTCCAACTGGACGCCAGTGATAGCAAATATATTACCTGTAGTTGCTAATACGTTCGCATGCGAGGCTCCGCCTGCGCCATAATTGAGTGGCGCACCCCATACACCTGGCGTACCATTATAGTAGTTAGATCCAAGAGCCATATAAAAATATAGACTCAATCCTCCAACACCGGCAGCCGTTGCCCAAGTTCCAGATGTATCGCCAGGAAACGTGATGGTCTTATATTCCCATGTATTAGCAGCATTAATGGTGTATGTGTATGGGCAAATTCGCGTCTCATCATAGTTACAGATGTTGCCCGAATACAATCCCACCACCGACGACTTCACCCAGAATGAAAGAGTGACGGGCTTTGCAGCTGCAGTTCCAAAACAGAAGTCAGCAATATTAATTGCTTCAATAGCATGCTTGAAGTTTGAGTATTGTCCTGCTCCAATAGACGTATCGGCAGTTCCTACTGTATTTCGAATGGAGTGTGTGAATCCTGGCGGCGCATCTGTCGATTGAGTGACGCTCTCCGTTGCATCATTTGATTTGCCCAATCTCCAGCGATCGACTGAGTAGTAGAGATCCGTGTTCGCAGCAACACCACGCTGGAAGATAACCATCGCGCCATTAATGATACGGTTCTTAAAGCCGAAGCCAGACGCTGCAGTAGTCTGAGTACTTGCATCATTGAATACTAAACCGTTGGTTCCGTCGACTACTACGCTCATTTGTTAGCTCTTTGTTATTTTTAGTATTTATCCAAGAGCAGCTAGCTGCTCTTCAGTAGGTCTAGCTAAAGTTGGATGTTCCCACTTAGCGATGTAGTCGCCGCGGCCATCGCTGTCGTTTTGCAAGCGGATGGTGCTCATAAAGTCTGCGGCTTGCAGTTCAGGGTAGATTGCTTTGATTTTTTCGTAGAGTGTCATTATGCTGCCCTTACTAAAGCCCCTGAAAACCAAACGTTTTCAGCGCCAGCTTCCGTAGTAAATCCAGCAGCGCCGTGTCCATAAATTTCTACATAATCAGTACCATTTAAGTATATAAGCCACGACCCACTAACGCCGCCATAAGAGTTATTTGAGTTGATTTGCATACCTCGTTGATACATCGAACCATTTTTCCACAAATTGATGAAGATGTATGTTGAAACGACCGGCGTAAATCCAAATCTTCCATTAATCTGATAATAGCCGGCTATTGTTGGTTGAAACCTAGAGCTTGCAGCATCATAACAATTAGCAGTATCATACACTTCAGTGCTCATTGTCATTTTTGTGTATGTGCCGCTTGCAAGTGTTTGAGCTGAACCATAATAGGCTAAAAACGCAGGACCATTGCCGGCTACGTTAGGAGCCAGATCTGCTTGCTGTATAGTGCCGTTTGTTAGGCCGCCAACTGCTAACCCAGTTATGGTGCCGCCACCATCAAGAACTAATGCCATCTAACTGCTCCTGTGTTGGACGTGGAAGTGTTGGGTGTTCCCATTTAGCAATGTAGTCGCCACGACCATCGCTATCGTTTTGTAGACATATTGTACCGATTGGCGTTCTAAAATCTGCTTCCTGTAGTTCAGGATACAGTTGTTTGATTTTATCGTATATTGTCATCATGTAGCTTTCATTAAACAACCACTAAGCATGGTATACCCACCATACTGTACTGCTGACACATTACTCGTGGCGGCCGCATATAATTCTAAGTAATCTGTGGTTCCGTTCATATACACGATGCATGTTGCAGAAGAGGAACTCCAGTTTGCATTCGGGTTGGCTTCAGCATTAACCACAACGCCACCATTTTTCCTAATCTGACATTGCAGTGTAGGGTTCGATCCCCAAGTTGCAGACCCAATAGTTACTATTCCCGTGGCAAGATAATAACCAGCGACGTTTGGTGTAAATCTAGAAGCTGATGTATCGAAACAGTTTGCTGTATCATATGACTCATTCGGCAGTACAACCTTAGTATCTACGTTTGCTGTTAAACTCAACGCAACGCTGGGGTATGCACTGAACGCAGGAGCATCGACTACCTTAGCAATCGTCACGCCATCTTTTTGAATAGTTAAGGTGCCGGAGCTATCGCCAGCGTATGCTGTGCCATAGTTGCCAGTTGTTGTTGTATTGATTAGTGCCATATTACAAGATCACCCATCTTTGACCTGTTGGAACCGTTACAGCAGATCCATTAGCAACAGTAATAGGACCCACCGACACGGCATTCTTGCCTGTCGATAATGTGTAGCTAGAAGTTACTGTTGTGTTAAATTCGTGAATCGCACCATTTGCCACATCAACAGGAGCAGTAGTTACACTCGTCGTACGACCCTTGGAATCCACTGTAATAACAGGAATGCTTGTTGTATTACCATACGTACCAGCAGTGACTCCGCTATCGGAAAGTTTAGCTGTCGTAACTGCGTTTGCTTGGATCGATACAGTGGCGACTGAGTTCTCTGATGGAGTAGTTAGCCCTGTAATGCCTGCACGATATACAACGTAGATGTTGTTTGCACCAGATGCTGGCGCGCCAGAAAACGTAAGAGTTTGGCCACTCACTGAGTAGCTTCCGTCGAATGGATTTTGTTGGACGTTGTTGACTGTTACTTCGATGTCCTTAGCATTGTATATGCTACGCGTCAATGTGAACTGCGTGTTTGTCCCATTACCGTCAAATACATCAGCGACAATCGCTTGATTGGTTGACGTTGCTACTGCACCAATATATGCCATTAGACACCTACCGCTGCACTAGTTACAAAGTCGGCACTCGATGCTGCACTAGAGACACACTTCAATGCATCGCCGTTTAACAAGAAGTGTTTAACATCCCCACCAATGAGCGCTAGAGCACCACCAACAGGAATTGTTGCGCCTTTGATCAGATAGAAGTTCGTAGCACTACGCGTGATGTACACATCGATAGTAATAGCAGCGCCGGAGATATTAGCGACCTGACATCCTACCAAAGCAGTTGTAGCAGATGCCGTAAAAATAGTAGCTGGCGATGTGCCAACTGCTGAATTAAGATAACTGGTTTGTGTAGAAGCCATTGCTTATCCGTAAATGATTGCGTTTAAGAACGCTGAACCAGCAGGGTCAACCTGCAAGTTTGTTTGTGTTTGTTCGACATTAGATACTGAAATTACGTTCGCAGTAACCGTACCTGTTGTATTTAGACTGCCGACATTGGCAGATCCTGTTACTACTAGTGTGCTGTTGGCGACTAGGTTACCGACAACGAGGTCGGCCATCTGAACGCCAGTGCCTGTATTTGCAAAGTCGATGTTATTATTTGCAAATAGTT